CATGACCACGTATGCGTTGTTCAAAGATTCGCTGGTGCGTAAGTGTGGCATTGCCAAATATTGGTGGGATGAAACCGAAGAAGTCAAGATTGACGATTATTCCGGCCTCGATGACCAGACCGTGCAGGTGCTGATGGAAGAGGGCGCAGAAGTCAAGATCGTTGTCAGCTATCCAGATCCAATGCAACCAGGCATTCAAACTATTGATCCGATGACCGGTCAGCCTGGACTTATGCAGCAACCCATGTTGCATGACGTACAGATTAAACGTACCATCAAAGATGGCCGTATCCGCATCATGGCCGTACCACCCGAAGAGTTGCTGCTTGATCGCAGAGCGCGGTCATTTGAGGATGCAGGCATCATCGCCCATCGCCAGATGGCGACCGTGGATGATTTGCTCGGCATGGGTTATGAGTTGGAGGAGATTGAGGAGAACATCTCCAGCACCGACTTAGACAGCAATGACGAATATTTGGCGCGTCAGCCGTTGAGCACCACCATGGGTTCGGGCGACAGTTTGAATCCTGGTCAACGCCGCGTCTTGTATGTTGAATCCTATATCCGCATTGACTTTGACGGTGACGGCATCGCTGAGTTGCGTAAGGTCTGCTGCATGGGGTCTGGCTACACCGTGGTGCGTAATCTGCCAGCCAGCTATATCCCATTCGTTGACTTCCCTTGTGATCCAGAACCACACACAAGCCCACTTGAGGCGATGTCGATATTCGATTTGACGCATGACATCCAAGAAATCAAATCCGAAATATTGCGAAATACCTTGGATTCGCTGGCGCAGTCTATCCATCCGCGCACGGCGGTGGTTGAGGGGCAGGTCAATATTGATGATGTGCTAAATAACGAAACTGGCGCCATCATCCGCATGAGAGCGCCAGGCATGGTGCAGCCGTTCAGCACGCCATTCGTTGGACAGGCCGCATTCCCCATGCTGGACTACATGGATCAGATGCGCGAAGACCGCACCGGCATGAGCAAGGCCGCAATGGGACTTGATCCTGACGCATTGCAGTCAACCACCAAAGCGGCGGTGGCCGCCACAGTCAGCGCCAGCCAGAGCCGTTTGGAGTTGCAGGCTCGACTCTTGGCCGAGGGAATGAAGAAGCTATTCAAGGGCATTCTGTATCTGATGACAACGCACCAGGACAAGCCTCGCATGGTGCGCTTGCGTAATGAGTGGGTGCAGATTGATCCTCGCGTGTGGAATGCCAACATGGATGTGACCATCAATATCGGTTTGGGCAATGGCGACACCAACGAGCGCATACAGGGTTTGACCATGATTGCCGGCAAGCAAGAGCAGATCATGCAGCAGTTTGGTTTGTCTAATCCAGTGGTGACACCGGCCATGTACATCCGCAGTCTACAGAAGATCATTGAGCTGTCTGGATTCAAGGATGCATCCAGCTACATACAGACGCTGCCGCCTGACTATCAGATGCCGCAGGCTGACGCACCGAAACCGACACCAGAGGAAGTGTTGGCGCAGGTGCAGGCTCAGTCGATCCAAGCCGACATCCAGAAGAAGGCTGCCGAGTTGGAATTGAAGCGCGAGCAGATGATCCGCGATGACGATTATCGAAGAGATCAAATGGCGCAAGACTTAATGCTCAAAAAATACGAACTTGAGTTAAAGTACCAGACACAAATTAGCACTGCTGAGATTCAAGCGCAGCAGGCTATGGATCGTGAGGCCATGCAGCAAGAGTCAGCAATTGTCCAGCAGGCTGTGCAGACAGCGGCAAGTGTGCCTCCACCCATCAACCTTAATGGAATGGTTTAAATGAGTGATGACGCAGTACGCAAAGGCCAAAAAGCCAGCCAATTGATGCAAGACGAGGTCTTCTCGGCGGTATTGGAAAAAATGCGAAATGATCAATATTGGGTTTTTGAGTCGAGTAAACCCGAAGAAACCGCCAAGCGCGAGATTGCCTGGTCAATGCTGAAGGCTATTGAAAATTTCCGCATTGAGGCTACAAAAATGATCGACAACGGCAAGGTGGCACAGCGTGCCATTGAACGCGCAACCAAAAATATTGTTTAATTAGGAAATAGACCATGCAAACAGTAGCACCAACGCCAACAGGCAGTGCAGTACAAGGTCCGATGAATGTGGCTGAAGCAGCCAATGCACTTGCTGGGATGCTCCCCGATGAGGGACAAGAGGAGAACAGCGAGGCGCAGTTGCCCGAAGAGGGCGCGGCGGCAGATGAGGAGTTATCAACAGAAGCAGACGCGGTTGATGATGAAACTGATGCCGAACAATCCGAAGAAGATGAGTATTCTGAGGAGGAAGAACAGCCACAAGTCTTCACCGTCAAGGTTGACGGTAAAGAAGTCGATGTGACGCTGGAGGAACTTCAAAAGGGATATTCAAGGACTCAGGATTACACGCGCAAAACGCAACAAATTGCCGAGGTGCGAAAGCACGCAGAGGCAGAGTTGCAGGCAGTGCGTGCCGAGCGTGAGCAATACGCTCAATTATTAGGTGCTCTAGAGGCGCAGGTTCAGCAGGCAGCGCAGCCAAACATTGATTGGGATCGTCTCAGAAATGAAGACCCCATCGAGTATGTGACGCAGCGCGAGATGATGCGTGAAAACCAAGAGAGAAACGCGGCCATCCAATCGGAAAAGCAGCGACTCTTTGAGTTATCCCATCAAGAGCAGATGCAACATCGTGATCAGATGTTGATGCAGGAACAAGAGGCTTTGATGGCGGCTATCCCTGAGTGGAAAGACGCAAAAAAGGCTGCGGCTGAGAAGTCGATGCTTGTTCAATTTGGCCAGAAGGCTGGATTCTCACCTGATGAACTGAAGAATGTTTTAGATCACAGGGCGGTTGTACTGCTGCGAAAAGCGGCGCTGTATGACCAGATGATGTCCAAGCGTGGGCAGATCAAGCCGGTGACAAACAATGGCCCAAGACCCGCAAAGCCTGGTGCAGCGGGAAGAGTTTCTAATAATACTGAGGCATTGCGAGCACAACAGCGCGTCGCGAAAACTGGCCGTGTCGATGACGCGGCCAATGCAATCTTCCAACTTTTGAAATAAGGAATAAATCATGGCTATCGTAACGAACACGTTCACGACCTACTCTGCAAAGGGTATTCGTGAAGACTTGAGCAATGTGATCACAAACATTTCTCCCGAAGAAACTCCATACCAATCCAACATTGGCCGCGAAACTATTCAAAACACTTTGTTTGAATGGCAAACAGACTCACTCGATTCAGCTGCTGCTAACGCACAGCTTGAGGGTGATGATGTAACCTTTAACTCAGTCACAGCTACTGTTCGCTTGACAAACTACGCTCAGATTTCACGCAAGACTATTGTCTTGTCGAACACTGAAGAAGTTGTCAATAAAGCAGGCCGCCGTTCTGAGTTGGCCTATCAGATCGCCAAGCGCGGCTCTGAATTGAAACGTGACCAAGAGTTCATCATGTTGAACGGCGGTATTGCTGTTGCTGGTAACACCACCACAGCTCGCGTGACTGCCTCTTTGGGTGCTTTCATCAAAACCAACGTGGACTATGACACCACAGCTGGCGCAAATCCTAGCTACACCACTTTGCCTAACTCAGCTCGCACTGACGGCACTGTGCGTACTTTCACTGAAACCATTCTTAAGAATGTGATTCAAAAAGTATGGACACAAGGTGGCACACCTAAGATTTTGATGGTTGGTCCAGTTAACAAGCAGCGCGTGTCAGGTTTCTCTGGCATCGCATCAGCTCGCTACAACATCAATGGCGGTGACCGTCCTGCAACCATCATTGGTGCAGCCGACATCTACGTCAGCGATTTCGGTCAAGTTTCCGTAATTCCCAACCGTTTCCAACGTGAGCGTGATGCATGGGTACTTGATCCTGAGTACGCAAAAATGGTTGTTCTCCGTCCTTACCAACAAGTTGAATTGGCAAAGACCGGTGATGCCGAGAAGCGTATGCTTTTGGTTGAATACGGCCACAAAGTATTGGCAGAAAACGCACATGGTCTGGCAGCAGACTTGGTAACTTCTTAATCGAAGCAAAAGGAGAGGGGGGAGAAATCCCCCCTTTTTTACATGGAAAAAAGAATATTCAGCGAAGACAAAGATCAGGGCATTACGCGCTACTGGCACTATAACGATGAGACTGATGAGGCAACTATTCAGACTCAGCAGGATGTAACGGCCATCATTGAAGAGAACAAGCAAGAATTCAATATGGTTGATGAGCGTGCTGTCTGGAAGGGTGAATTCCACCGCGTTGCAAGTATTCCAATGTCTATATATGCACAGCTCAAGGCAGAGGGCAAGCTGGATGATCAGGAATATATGAAGCGTTGGCTCAATGATCCAGAGAACAGATTTTTTCGTGTACGACCAGGACAAGTATGAAATACATCGCAGTATGCACACCAGCGCGTGACATGGTTCACACCATGTTTACCTATGATCTTGTCAACATGGTGGCTAATCACACATTGAACACTAATGATGCCATCAGCTTGAAAATATCACAGGGGACGCTTATCGCCAATCAGCGAGCTGAATTGTGCCTAGACGCGATGCGTGAAAAATGTACCCATGTGCTTTTTATTGATTCAGATATGCGGTTTCCACAAGACATGATTGAGCGTTTGCTGCAACATGACTTGGACATTGTGGCAACCAACTGTGCGCGCAGACGTATGCCTACAGGACCAACCGCACAGCTTTATAAAGAAAATGGCGAGCGTGAGTTGGTATATACGATGCCCGAATCAACTGGCCTGCAAGAGGTTGGATCAGTTGGTATGGGCGTGATGCTGATCAAAGCCAATGTCTTTGCAAAGTTAGCAGAGCCTTGGTTTGAGACTCCATGGAGAAATGACAAGCGTGGCTATATTGGAGAGGATGTTTTCTTCTGTAAGAAAGCCAGGGAGGCAGGCTTTAAGATATGGATTGATCACGATGTGAGCAAGGAAATAGGACATATTGGGATGTTTGAGTTTAAGCATGACCACACTTGGGTGATGCGTGAAGTTCAAGAAAAAGAGGCAGTCTAATGGCATTGACGACCTACACCGAACTGAAGACATCGCTGGCCGATTGGCTTAATCGGTCTGACCTGACTTCAGTTATTCCTGACTTCATCAGCCTGGCCGAGGCGCAGATGGAGCGCCAGCTACGCACCAGACAGATGATTGTGCGTGCGACTGCATCCTTTGCGGCGGCGGCTGAGTACGGCACAGTGCCTGATGACTTCTTAGAAACAAAGTCCATCAAACTCAACACCAATCCGATCACGAATTTGCAGTTTCAGACCATTGATGCAATGGACTCACTGTCAAACACTACCTATTTGTCCAGCGGTAAGCCACTGTATTTCACGGTGGTGGGTAATCAATTTCGACTGCTGCCAATTCCTGATGGTGCATACACTGCTGACTTGGTGTACTACGCTAAGTTGACTAAGTTGTCATCTACTGTTGCAACTAACTGGTTGCTGACACAATCGCCAGATGTTTATCTTTACGGTGCGCTATTACAGGCCGCACCTTACTTGCAAGATGATGCGAGAATCTCAGTGTGGTCATCGTTATATGCGGCTGGCTTAGAGCAGTTGCAGATTGCTGATGATCGTGGCTCAACCTCTGGCGGTGCTTTGATGACCCGCGCAAGGACATTTGGATGATAGTTACCACCACCAAAGGTGACATGGATGAGTCCTTGTTGCACAAGTCCGAGGGTTCAATTGAGAACGACAAAGAGATCATCAGTTGGGTTGAATATCGTTTGGATGACGAACTGGTACACAGATCAGTCCATGTTGTGTTGAAACAAAGTGTCGCAGCCGATGGCGTTGCAGCAGCAATTGGATAAGGAATAGATCATGGCAAATACTCAGGCAATGTGTACAAGTTTCAAGGGTGAACTGCTTGTCGGTCATCACAATTTCGGCACTGGCGTTGTTCGCGCTGCCACTACTGCCGACACATTCAAGGCGGCTTTGTACTTAACCAGTGCCACCATCAATGCCTCAACAACTGCCTACAGTTCTACAAATGAGGTGTCAGGCACAGGTTACACCGCAGGCGGTGTCACGGTGACATTTGGCACGCCACCTAGCACTAGCGGAACTACAGCGTTTGTCACACCAAGCGCCAGCATCAGTTACTCTGGAGTGACCCTATCAAGTGCCTTTGATTGCGTGTTGATTTACAACTCAACACAATCCAATAAAGCAGTTAGCGTACACACATTTGGCAGTCAGACTGTGACCGCAGGTACGTTTACGCTGACTATGCCAACCAATGATGCTAGTACCGGCCTGATCCGGTTGGCTTAACGTAGGGGCAGCGGCATGGCTGCTTATGGAACAGGCTATTACGGCAAGGGTGTCTATGGCATAGGCAATGTCGTCATCAGTGGAAACCAAACCACTGGTGCTGTTGGCACTTTACTTGTCAACATATCTATTCAAGAAGATGGAACTATTGCCACAGGTAATGTTGGCACAGTTGGAATTAACAGAACTGTTGCCATCACTGGAAATTCGACTACTGTCTCTGCTGGATCTGTCTTAGCTGAATCAAGTAAGGCGGTTACAGGTAATTCATCAACATTAGCCATAGGCAGTGTCACGCCACAATTGTCATTTGCTATCACTGGCAATGTGGCGACCTTGGCTGTTGGCAGCGTTGGCGCTGTCATATCGCCAGCAATTACTGGGAATTCTGCCACTGGCGATGTTGGAACAGTATCAGCCGAAGTTATTTCATTCCAAGACATCACTGGCGTTGAGGGCATAGAGGCGCTTGGGACACCCACAGCCACCATTGTTGTCTCTATCAGCGGAGTTGAATTAAGCACTGCTGTTGGCGTGCTGATAGGCTTTGGATGGGGTGCTGTACCTGATACACCAGAGTCATGGACGGCGCAATCAGACAATTTGGAAAGCTGGACACCTGTTGGAGACTCATCAGAAAGCTGGACACCGGTTTCTGATACATCAGAAAATTGGTCTGAAATAGCAGACAATTCAATCACTTGGCAAGAAGCCGCGTAAGGGGATTTAAGAATGGCAGATACCACCACCACAAACCTATTGCTGACAAAGCCGGAAGTAGGTGCGTCAACAGATACATGGGGTACGAAGATCAATACCGACTTGGATGGCGTTGATGCTGTCTTTGCCGCTGCCGGTACTGGCACATCAGTTGGTTTGAACATTGGTGCAGGCAAGACATTGGCAGTGGCCGGTACAGCGTCTGTATCAGGCACATTCACTGTCTCGGCAACTGATGCCATCAAGATTGCGTCAGGCACTACGGCGCAACGACCAGGCTCGCCGACAGCCGGTCAACTCCGATACAACACCACTTTGGGTAAGTTTGAGGGCTACACCAGTGCATGGTCATCTGTTGGTGGCGGGGCAACTGGCGGTGGCTCTGATACGGTTTTCTATGAGAACACCAAGGTTGTGACTACAAACTACAGCATCACAGCATCAAACAACGCGCACTCTGTTGGACCGATCACCGTCAATAGCGGCATCACTGTCACCATTCCTACCGGCGCTCGGTGGGTTGTTCTTTAAGGATTAAATATGTCATCAGTAATTATTTCTGGAGACACCAGCGGGGCTATTACGTTGTCTGCGCCTGCCGTGTCTGGTACTAATACGCTGACACTTCAAGCCGCCACTGCGACAAATTCTGTCAATACATTGGGTACAGCGGTTGCGTCAACGTCAGGTACAGCGATTGATTTCACTGGTTTACCAAGTTGGATTAAGCGTATTACTGTGCAATTTCAGGGTGTGTCTTTATCTTTAACCGCAAATATTTTGGTTCAACTTGGAACAGGTAGTACAACATTTACAACAACAGGTTATCTTTCAACCAGTAATGGGGCGGCAAACGGTGGCAATTCAATAGCTTCTTCAACGGCTGGATTTGTAATAATTGATCAGTCTGCCGCAGCCGTTGTTTCTGGTCACATGATACTTACAAACATCTCTGGAAATAACTGGGTTTCATCCCACGCAACAAAAAGAGATGCAACCTTAACAATGTCTGGTGCTGGCGATGTTTCGTTGGGTGCAGTGTTGACTGCTGTGCGTATCACTTCAACCAGCACAGACACCTTTGACGCTGGCTCTGTCAACATTCTGTACGAAGGATAATCATGTCAATACTTGCTTTAACTTCTGACACGCTGGTCACAGCCGCCGCAGGGCAGATTGAATACAACGGTCAGTTCTTTGGCACTGACAGCAATGCGTCTCGGGCGCAGATGCAGAGGATTACTCAAGGTACTGCTGTTGCGTCAACGTCAGGTACGTCTATTGACTTTACAGCGTTGCCAGCATGGGTGAAGAAAATCACTGTGATGTTGAGTGGCGTAAGTACAAGCGGTACATCTATTCCCCTTATTCAATTAGGCACTGGATCAACCACGTATACAACAAGTGGTTATCTTGGTTCAGCAGCAACTAACGGTACTATCATAAATCCAACGGCAGGGATAGGCTTAAGTGGAGTTGGTTTTGCAGCTTATACAAGGTCTGGAATAATAACTATTACAAATATATCTGCTAACACATGGGTGGGTAGCGGGGTGCTTGGGGACAGTTCTGGGGCAAACATCAACTATACGGGCGCGACAATTTCTTT